ATTTAATTCCGTGACTTTCTGATCTAAATCATCATCATTATCGTAGTCAACTTCTGATACATCAATCAAATCATATTTATCTAAAAGTTCATCCTCATCTTCTCCTAAAGAAAGAAATTCATCTAAGGCTTCGTCATGACTTTCGCAGGGCATGTAATAAGTAACCCCGTCCTCTTCGTGTTCGTGATAGCCTTTACATCCCATCTTTTCTGCTTCTGCTTCTGCTTCTTCAATTGTGTCGTATGCAGTTTTATCATCTACTTGAATACTCATCTGTACTCCTGTTTCTTCTTCTATTTCTTCATCATCTTGTATTGACCTATCAACTTCTGTAAACTCTAATGGTTGAAGGGTGATAAAGTAAAGATTTAAAGAAATATCATTATAGGCTAATATTTGATCAAAAGCATCAATTAGTAATTCCTGAAATGGTCGAATTACTGTATTGTCCATTAACAGACTTGCCGTCTTTATTTCTTCAGCATTATTACCTAGTCCTGTGTTCTCTTTTATTCCTAGCAACATTGGAGATACAACCCTGTGAGCAACTAAAATCTTTTGCATTGACTCACGTGATAAAAATTCATATTGTGAATGAGCATCAGAAAGTTGGACGGGTGTAATATCTGCTTTTGCTTCTGCATTATCGTTAAATGCTAAAATGAATTTTCCAGCGTTTGAACTTCCAGAAAATTTCATTGCAATTTTATTTTCAATTAATTCTCTTTCTTCTTGATTTGGAGTGCCGTTATTAAAATTAATTAGCATTGATGGAGCAAGACCATTTAAAACATTGTTTAAGTGGTAATTGCTTATTTCCTCTTCCAATTCTGCGTATTGCAATCCTCCTTGATAATCCACGGGGGAATATGCGTAAAAACCTGCCCTATATGGTTTTATGTAGTATATTTCAAGACCCTCCTTGGACATTCCAAAAACAGGTATTCGTAAAGGTTGATCACTTGGTTTAATATTTGCCCAATCTTTAAAATAATAATAAGCAGAAATGTCCCCATCATCGTTTGGTTTTTCTGCTCGCAAAGTCTCAATAGGAATGTGTTCCAATTGGACTATTCTTGACCTATCTTTTGAATAAATGACTTGTACGGCAGCCTGTCCCATTAATTTTAAGTCATACGCTATTTTACGAACCGAATTCTTTTTTAAAAGCGTAATCATTTGAGCGTATTGATCAGGTTTTTTATTGGCATCTGTTGCTCCTAATCCTTTGCCGTAAATCATTTGACTAATTCCATTAATGGCTGCATTATTTGTCGCACTTCCATTGTATCTATCTATAAGATATTGAAAATACAAATTATCTGCTCCATATAAAATGTAATCCTTACTTGCTATTTCAACAATCTCAGGAGATGTGTATGTGCTTAGATTTACAAAACCTAAAGCAGATTGATTAGACACAACTCCAACAGGTAGTTTTTTATTTCTTTTCATGTTACTATATATTCATTGTTGAAGGAATTATCTGTCGTAAATTCTCCCTCGTTCAATTTGTAATAATCATTTGTTACTTGATTAATTGTCTGATCTGTGCAAAATATCCTGTCTTTAAAAATGATATTTGTTCCTGATGTTAAACTAAAATCGTAAAAATGATTTTTTACCAAAAGAGGTGAAAAGGTATTTTCAAAAGTGACATAATTACCTAATACACTTGCGCCTGTAATTGTATAATTTACACTTACATTTGTTGAGTCGTCTCGTATTGTCATTATAAACGTTGTTAAACTATAGTCTCTAGGTATTACAAGGAATGTTTGTGCCGTTGCTGACGTTGTTGCTATTACCATATTTACTTAACGTATTTTTTTTGCCATTTTGTTTTATGAGCCACACCCAAAACAATCAACCTCAGAGTTTATAGGTTTAGAGCCGTTTATTTTCATTTTTAAATTGTGAATTTTGTCTTTTATTTCCATGTCATTTATCATATTTCCTGTAAGTTGATTTTGTAGATTTTTGATTTGATTATTTAGTTCGTTCATAGAATTTAATTAGAGGTAAAAAAACAAATTAGACAAAAAAAAAGCACCCCCATAAGAGGTGCTTTTTGAAAAAAATTAATTAAAATTAAGGAGTAGGATTGATTGGACTTGCTGCTGCAACAATTCCTGCACCTGCTTGCACAAAGAATGGGGCTTCTTCTTCCATTCCTTCCATTACTAAAGTGAATCCACTCAAGTCACCTGCTGCTGCGCCTGTGGTGATCGTACCCCCACTTGAATCCATTCCGTTCTCATATCCACAAAGGAATAAATGACCGTAATAATCCTCAACAACTACAATAGGTCTCCCTGTTACTAAAAGTTGAATTTGATTTTTAGTTAAGTTATCTAAATACGTCAACGTTAAATTCAACGTTTGAGTGTAAAAAGTCGTTCCGTTTTCTCTACTACTTGTGATCGTAGTCTCTAAACTAGAGTTACCTTTTACTTCATACTGAAACCAAACAGGACTATCCGTAAATGCTGTTACTTCATTTAAGGTCCCTACTTCGGTTGAAAATGTTGCTACTACGGGGAATTCAGCAAAAAATACTGATTTAATTCCTCCAAATGCTGATTTGCAGGGTAATACTCTTCCTGCGGTTACTAAACAAGGCATATATTTTTTAAGTTTATATAAAAAAAGGATAGATAGATTCTTCCACCTATCCCTTTCCTATGGTTTATGTTTTATTAAGCGTAAAAAACGATGTCAGAACCTATGCCTATTTGACAACCTGCCGTATAACGCATTACAAATCTAACATTTTGGCTGCCGTCAATATCTTGCATGTCTAAAATTTTTATTTCTTGCATATTATTTAGCAGACCCGTACCAAAATACAAATTGCTTCTTTCCGCTGCAATCATTTTGTTGTTGGATAATCCCGGTGATACAAAGATCTTAACTCCGTTAACAGTTAAAGACCCATTATTCCACCACTGTGTTCCCATATTATTTACACCATTTGCACCCAATCCTGCGGCTGCAAATCCTCCTAATGCCTGTACGTAAAATTTGGCAATACTAGAAGGAACGTAAATAAATAAATCTTCTTTTCCGTAAAGTGGTGACGGAATAGAATCAACTACCCTAGATAATTGTGCAATTACATTGGTTGCATCAACTCCACCACCTACGGCAGCAACATCAACTACTGTATTGTCTCCTGCTAAAAGGACTTCGTATCCATTAAATTCTCCTACGTTAGCAGCAAATCCTTTAAATAATGTATTTTCCGTTTTTTGAGCCACTTCCGCCGCAACATGTGCGATCATGAAGTCGGAGAACTTTGGAGGGAGTGTTTGACCCATTCCGTAGCCCATAGACTGAGCCTCCCAATCACTTATAAAATCCTTCTTACAAAGTTGTAAATTTACTTGAAATTCATCAGGCTGTAAAATCGTTTCTGTTAATGTAACAGAACTGTTTGGATTGAAATCACAACTAGCATCCGAGACCAAAGAGCCTGTGTCTAGTTTTTTAATTACTTCTTTAAAAGCAATATTTGGCTTAACGGTTACGCCTCCATCATTGATTGTACTCGCCGAAAGAAGCGCCGCTGCGATATATTCTCCTGCAAATTCACCTGCATACGAAGTCGTAATGTTAGTGGTTGTCCCTAATTGTACGTTTTTTAAACTCATTTTTTTTATATTTTAAATTTTTAAATTATGCTTCAGATGCCCAAATACCTACACCACCTATGATATACCATTCAGTCAAGGCTACTGCCCTTAAAATAACGTAATCACCTTTATTTGCGGTTGCTTTTGTATTCACAAAATCTTTATTTACTACACCACCTGCTACTGAATCAGCAGCAGCATTGGCAATAGTTCCATGAATTGCATCAGAAGCATTTGGAGACAATGTAATTATATTATTTCCATCTGCACCTGTGTTTCTAAATAGATATGTTAAACCCAAATCACCTGCTTCAATCTTTGGAAGAGTGGTTGTAAGGGCATCTGTTTCTACGTTTTGATCAACACCCGCAGAACCTGCAGGAATAGCCGCTGATCCACTTACGGTTTCTTGTGATGCTTGTACGTAGACAATGTCGTTTGATGTTGTGCTTGTTGTACTCATTTTTTTATGTTATTTATTTTGTTTAAAAT